GCAGATGCAACAAAGTGGTGTCAGAGAAATCATGTGTCCAAATTTGCTTGTTTCATGATCCCATTATTAGATAAGATATTCTGGAAATTCACTTTATCAATGTTGTGGTTATGGTTATTCAAAAGAATGAGCTTTCCTATACAATTTGCATCAAATCTCATGGCTAATCAGGGTATCATTTCAGATCCCTTGTATTTGAAGTTTCAGAAAGAATTTTTAGAAGGAACTGGATTGTTTGAAAGTCCTAAAAATAACAAAATGTATATTAAGTTTGGAATGATGCAAGGAATTCTCCATTTTGTTAGTACGGTTGTACACGTCATAGTCATGATTGTCATGATGATGGTAGTATCCTCATACTTGACAAAGAAAAAAATCTTGCATAGCATCTCAGTCATATCTGGTAGTGATGATTCAGGCCAACTCATTTCCATACAGGGGAAACCCACACTCAACAACCTGAGACTGGCCACAACAATGTTGCATTGGAAGGACAAAATGGCTGAGTATGCTTCAATCTACTCAAACAGAGCTAAATCTAGTGTTGGAACTTTGGATCTCATAGAATACAATTCTGAATGGAATATTAGAGAGCATAGTATTAAGCCTACATTTAGATGGGTGTCAGCATGCTTGGAAACAACAGTGGTGGAAAGGTTCATTGATAGGATTAGAACCATGTATAACACTCTGGCTCAAGTCCTAGAAGGAGGTGGTAGGACATTAGAATGCTCGATTATTCAGATGTGTCAAGGCTGGCTACACTACATGATGCTTGGGTTACACACCAATCCTCTATCTCTTGATGTTGCTAAGATGATATGGACCACTAAAGATCCAAGTTTGGGTTTCTTTCCTCTTGATTCAGATTTCCATAGTGGGATAGTTGGGGTGGATTTTCAAATATACTACTTGGTTAAAAGAACTGGGTTTTCAAAAATTGGTTTCAGAATTGCAGATCCAGAGCTGTTGAATGATGATGAAGTGAAGGATTCCACTATACCAGATGACTTAAGATCAACCAGATTGTCCTTTGGTTCTTTAAAATTCTGGCATGGGCTTTTACGACGGATGAAAGTCCCAGAATTGAACAACATAATCAAAGCTGTAGAACAAAATCCTCTAATCATTTTTGAAAATTTACCTTCTTGGGATCACAGTAAGTATCAGATATTCTTGAAAGTCTTCCAGCCTGGAGTGAAAGAATCCTTGAGTGGGTATTCTCCTACAATAAGAATGATGGCAGCAACCAGCTATCTCATTTCGAAGCAATGTTTTTCGAAACTGATAAGATCTGAGAACAGAACTGTGAAAAGAAGTTTGTATCAGCTCTTGACCACAGA